ATTATCGGCGACATCAAGGCTGCGTTTGATCTTGTCCGCGGTACTGGTGCCAAGCGACCTAACACGTTGCTAGTGTCGCCAGCCGTGTGGGAGGTCATTGCCGAAGATCAAGGTATCCTTGATCGTATCCGGTATACCCAGCGGGCCGTGCTGACAAGGGATCTCCTTGCGGCGCTACTGGAGATTGACCGGGTCCTTGTCGGCAATACGATCGTGAACACCGCTCCGGCTGGTATGGAGCCTACGTTCACTAACGTGTGGCCGGAGGGGGTGCTGGCGGCTTACGTTGCGCCGACACCGGGGCTCATGATGCCTACCGCCGGTTATACCTTTGAGGCGCAACCTATGCGGACGCGCAAGTACTGGGACGAAGACCGCAAGTCGTGGCTAGTGGAGACCTATGAGATCAGTGCGTTCAAGGTTGTAGGCGCTGGTCTAGGGTGCTTCATTCACAACATCCTTGCCGGGTAAGGCAATGTACTAGGAGCGTGCAGATGAATAAGCTAATCGCGTGTGTTCTAGCGGCAACTTGTATCGGTATGAGCGCAATGGCGGGGCCTGTAGTCGGTGTGACGCTTATCCCTAGCGGTTCGGTAGCATATCCCTACCTGGCCGCGGGGTGGGATGCCGGGTACATGCTTACTACGCTGGAGATCGGGAACCCGATGTACATTGACGGGTGGTACGGTCTACGCGTACAGCCGTTGCGTAACGTGAGTACCAACATCCGCGTAGGGGGTAACATCGGGTTGTTCGGATGCGTACATGGCTTCCAGGTGTCCAGCGCCGTGTGCTTTGTAGGCGTATCGTGCGTTGCCAACTGGAATGGGATCATGCTAGACGTATCCGCTAACCTTCCCTACGTCATTCAACCTGACGCTCCCCTTGGTGGGGCGTGGGGCATGGGCGGAATGAAGTTCAGCTGGTAGGTGCAGATGGCCGATAGAACGGGTCAGCACGTCGGGATGGGGGGGGAATCTATCCCCCCCCGACCGGACGATCTTGTGCTGCCGGATGGCACGGTCATTCCCATGGAGGAGCGGACAAGGTGTGAGGTGTATTCACGGGTTGTGGGATACCTTAGACCCGTAGAAGCCTGGAACGTTGGGAAGCAGGAAGAATGGAAAGACCGCGTAACGTACAAAGTAGGAGGACACGATGTACATAACGGTAGCTGACCTGGAACGTGAACTGAACGATAGATGGTCGGATACGACTTCTCCGACTGTGAATGACATAGAACAGTTCATTGTAGAAGCTGAAGGGATCACCAACGGGATGCTGCACAATGCGGGGATAGTCGTTCCTGTGACATCGTCTTCTCCGATCACGCTGGCACTTATCCGTTCGGGTATCCTTGGCTACGTTGCGGCGCGGGTGATGTCCGCGTATTCAGGTCTTGTGTCAGACAGTACGGAAAGGGAGAAGGAATACATGGCGAAGTGGGAGCGGCTAGTGGACATTATCACAAAGTACCCCAACACTTGTGCAGATGCAGGCAGGCATAGGAAAGTATCCCACAGTGAAGTGCGACGTCCTGTATTCAGCATGGAGGAGACGTCGTGGTAGAAGCGAAGCTAGAAGGACAAGATGGCGTTCAGGCATGGCTAGAAGACATTGACAGGCGTGCTGGAGACATCTCCCCCATTGCGGACAAGATCACCAGTGCGTTCCTGGAAGATAACAAGGTCAACTGGAGCCGCGGGTGGGAGGACCTATCCCCGGCATACGCTGCCTGGAAGGCGAAGCACTACCCGACGGCTGGTGTGCTGGAACTTACCGGGACACTGAAAAGGTCGCTAACAGTAGGTACAGTGGACACGATAGTCCGCAAAGAATATGGCGGAGTGAAGGTGGGGACGCGGGTACCGTACGCGGTATACCACCAGGAAGGGACAAAGAACCTACCCTCCCGACCCCCTATGGCGCTATCGGATGCCTTCATTGACAGGCTGGAGGAGATCATATCAGACTTTGTAGGCGGTGCTGAATAATGGAACGTGCACAGGAAGCGATACTTACCTTGCTACAGAAGTACTTGCCGTATGCCTTGGAAGCCAGGACCGGTGAGACACAGTCCGGTGAGTTCCCACGCGTTGCGGCGGAGTATCCGCACGTTGACCTGCCGCTACCAAACCGGTACGAACTTGCCTACGACGATAAGCACACGCTGTTCGGTACGGGGGACTTCCCGGTTGTGGTGATTCTTCCAGGTTCTACTACAATAGATGTCAAGCTTACCACCGGGTATCTTATGGACATGTCACACAACATTGCTATAGTAGTGCTACTGAAACATGGAGATCCCAGCATCCTGCAGCGGCAACGTTCCAGGTATGCGGAGGCTATTGTGGAAGTGCTACTTACCCACCAACAGGACCCGGTTATAGGGAGGGAAAGGATCTCCTATGATGAATGGGAGATCAGATATGACAAGGTGCTATGGCGGGAAGATGAACGGTCTTTCCTGGGAAGCGTTTTCGTGCAGGTGCGTTGCCGGGAACGTGAAAGATATTCAGCCGTGGGGTGAATAGATGACAAAGTATAGAACACCTAAGCGCAAACTGAAGCGGGCACCTAGTCCGCCGGTTGAGACCGTCACCAAGCCAGCAGCCGAAGTAGATATTCCCTTGGTGGAGGCCATAGTAGACCAACGGACTAAGGCGGAACTGAAGGAACTACTTGACGCTAAGCAAGTGCCATATCCGCATAATGCTAACAAGGCGATGCTGATTGAGCTAGTGAACAAGGGAGGTTATGATGCCGAAACTGACTGAAAGAACGATGCTACTGGTGAAAGCGGAGGACACGTATGGGATTGAGGTTACCCCCGATGCGGAGACCGACTTTATTGCCGTCTACGATGTAGATGTTAGTCCTAACATCACGTTCAATGACCCACAAGCGATGGACGCTAGTCTATCCCCGCGTGAGGGTCGTGCTGGGAAGAAGTATGTAGACGTATCCTTCAGCTGGGAGATTCAGCTGACGGCTGGTCAGGACAAGACCGAACCCATCGCTCCCTTCGCGGCGCTACTTGGAGCGTGTGGGTTTGCCGAAACCGGGTCAGGTGTCTGGACACCTGTTAGTACAGGAATGGGGTCCTGCACGATCTATGTCAACTACGATGGCCACCTGTGGAAGATCCCCGGTTGCCGCGGGAACGTTGAGTTCGACTTCACTGCCGGTGAGTTTGCCGTGGCCACGTTCACGATGCAGGGACTTTATCAGGCTCCGACAGACGCGGACATGCCTACAGCATGGGCCGATCTTGGGGTGGCTCCAATGAAGTGTATGGGGGGTATCCTTGTAGCAATGAATCAGGACCCGATTCCGGTGGTGAACAGCTTGACTGTCAACATGAACTGGGATGTAGCCGCACTGTCTTCCATCACGGCTAGCCATGCCGTAAGTGAGATCGTGCTGGCCGATAGGAACCCTGAAGGTCGGTTCGACCCTGAAGTCACTAGCATGGCCGATCATGACTGGTATTCACTACTGGAGGCACCTGTCCTTGGGGAGATTAGCTATCAGATTGCCAACGCCGACGCTTCTTTCAGGCTCAAAGTACCCAAGGCGCAGCTTATGGAGATCGGGTACGGGGACCGCGACGGTATCCGTACATACGACATCCCATTCCGTTGCGTACGGAACCTGGGAGATGACGAAGTGAAGCTGGAGTTCGCGGCTTCTGGAGAATAGACGTTGGAACGTTCCAACAGTCGCGGATTGCGGGTGGGGGTAGGGAATCCCCCCTACCCCCGTCACAGTAACTGGACGGCCAAGGTCACAAGATGGCCAAGGTCACAAGGAGGGATATATGAAGGTACATAACAGATTGTCCAGCTGGGAATACGTCCCGGTAGCGGATCGTGGTCTAGATGAGAAGGAACGGACGGTCTTTGTTCTCAAAGGGCTTCCCTATGACCTGTACAACAAGATCATGTCTGACGCCACCCCCAAGCTTAGGATGCCGATCGCGGCGATGCAGAAGGCCGCGGAATCCCAGGAATTAGACGCCACAACGGAGATGGAACTGAACCCTGGTACGCGGTACATGAGGGAGTTTGACATCCTATCGGCTGGGATTGTTACGGTAAAGAACCTAATTGACGCTGCTACGGGGGAAGCGGTTGAGTACAAAGACACGTGGCCGGACAATAAGAAGAAGGAATGGTTCGCGGCGTGGCTACCGGCGGATCTCCGCGTTGAGCTTGCGGATGCCATCACCCGTGGGTCTACCTTGTCCAAGGAGGAGCTGGGAAACTGACATTGCTTGTCCATGTTCTAGAAGACATGGACAAGCGATGGCATACCATGGAATGCAAAGCAAGGAACGGGTGTACCGATATACGGTCACCCGTTCCGTGCAATACAAAGCTTACCATCCCCATGACACTGGACATGGGGGGTGAGCGGGTTATGCTGTACACGTGTCCAGCGAACATTGTAGATAGCGAAGATGCTGCCTGGCTACAGATGTACGGGATGTACAAAAACGGCATAACGTACACAGATGGGGGGATACACAATCAACCTAACCTGTGGGTAGAAGCCATGGTGGCGCTGGACAACATAGTAGCAGACATAGAACAGAAGAAGATGGAAGAAGCGAAGAAGGCTAACAAGTCTAAGGGACCTAGGAGGAACCGATAAGTGGCAGCTACTAAAGAACTTGCGATAACAATCAAAGCAAGGAATGAAGCGTCACGTGTCCTGAATCAGGTCAAGGGAGACGTCAACGGTCTATCCGGGGGTCTAGATAGCCTGACCCGATCGGCGGTCAAGGTAGCGGCTGCCTTTGTAGGCTTCCAGGCAATCTCCAGGGAGATCAAGGCGGCATATAAGTCCGTTGTGGAGCTTGACACTGGCTTGCGGCAGCTTTGGACGCGTCTTGACGTCGGTGAGAAGCAGATGGGGGGGATAAGTAAGGCGATTCAGGACGTCGCCATTCAGTTCGGCCATGCTGCATCTATGGGGGTCAAGGCGGTAGATACTATCGCATCCTCCGGGTATGACGCTGCCAGTTCCTTCAGGATATACCAGACAGCTGCCAAGGCGGCAGTAGCAAGTGGACAAGCGGTAGATACCACGGCTGCACAGATCGCGCAGGTGATGTCAACATACCGCCTGGCCGCTAATGAGGTTGACCGCGTAGCCGATCTACTGTTCGCCACCAAGGTACCGCTAGGGGAGATCGCTTCCATCGTAGGAGACATCGGGTACGAAGCCAAGGCGCTAGGAGTACCACTAGAAGAACTTATCACCGTACTGGGAAGGATGCACCAGGAAGGTGCGGATGTCGGCCAGCTTACCAGGATATTCAGACAGATACAGGGGGAAGGGAAGGCCTGGCTAATTCAACAGTATGGACTTGTAGAAGGCATTGAGCGTTATGCCAAGTCCAAGGGTGACATGCGGCAGATGGCCACTATCATGGGTCTAATACGTGCCGGTACTGGCCAGGCTGCAGATGCTACTGGTGCACTTGACGCGGCGTTCGCTAAGACATGGGGGTCCTTCCAGGTCCAGACTTCGCGGGTCAGGGAAGCACTGACAGGCGTGTGGAGGGAGATTGTCAACATCTTTATCCCTGGAGACCCCGCGGAGTGGGCCGACACGCTAGTAAAAAAGCTACAACAGGTAAGACAATGGATCTCACAGAACTCCGATGCCTTGCGCTACTTTATAAAGATGTTCGGGGAACTGGCGATAGTCGTGGGGTTGATCATAGGCGTGAAGGCTGCGCTAGGGCTCCTAAGCAACACCATGTTCCAGCTGACACTACTTGGAAGTCTTGTCTGGGTAGCATGGAAGGTTGACCTGTTCGGGATCAGGGAAGCGCTGGGGAAGGTAGGCGAAGCACTAGCTAGCGTCCTTGACGGCATAGGGGAGATAGTGGAGTACTTCACTGGTACTAACCCCTTTGAGAACTGGTCTACCAGTGCCAAGGCCTTGGCAGTGGCCTTGGGAGCGATAGTAGCAGTCAAACTTGTCGGGTGGGCCGCCAGTACAGTTACCGCCGTTGCCGCCGTGACCGGTCAGTTTGCAGCACTGCTTCCCGTTGTACTGGCCGTTACGGCTGCCATAGCTGCGTACAAGGGATACCAGGGAATGATCTTCGGGTATGAGACAGGCAAGGGAGCTGAACTTGCGCCACCGGGGTCGCCTGAATATGAGGCGTTGACGGCTAAGTTTGGAGTTCCCCCTGTCGCACCTGGTACTTTCAGTCAGATGGTAGATATGCTGACTGAATCGTATCAGCTTGGAGCCTCTGAGCTAGCTGAAGGGTTTGCTACAAGTCCTGAACTTAGCGAAGCTGGACTTACGCTTGGACTAGGCTTTGCCGACAGTCCTGGGATCTTTGACGCTGGGAACCTTCTAGGCCAGGAAGCTGCGAAGGCCATCGCTGGAACGATGCGGAATGCAGCTTACGTCCCCTATCAGACCGGCGGCATGGTGCCAGGGACCGGTACGGGGGACAAGGTCCCTGCGATGCTGGAGCCTGGGGAGTTCATTGTCCCCCGTTGGATGATGGCGTTGCCGTGGGTAAGGGAGCTATTGCTAAGGACCTGGCGCGGGTACGCAGCTGGCGGACCGGTAGCAAGTGGAGTTAGCAGGGACGGCAAGACGCTAGTAGAAGTACTACGGATAGAAGCACCTGAACTGTACAAGGTCACTGGCGACTGGCTATTCAACTTCTTTGGAACCTATGCCAAGGACTTTGAGGAGACCGTTCGCCTGTTCAGGGCAATGAACAGCTTTGTACGGCCACTAATTGATCAGGAGGATGCAGCCGGGGAAGTGCTATCCTATGTCAATGGACAGGCGCAGCTTCTAGGACAGAACCTGGAATACGCTACAAGTACGCTGTCAACGTTCTCACAGGTGATGGTGGGGGCTGCACAGGAAGTCGTGGGGATAATCAGATCCCACGTAAGCCAGCTTGTCCGTAGCTTTGTGTCTTCCTGGCTAGGAACGGCGAAGAAGGCGCAACAGACCACCGAACAGATATTCGATTCATTGCTATCCGTAGCTATTCCTACCGGGTACAAGCTTTCCAGGGCGGCGTGGGGAGTAGCAAGGCCTGGTGAGCCGTGGTCTAGGAGACAGATGGGGGGTCTGGAAGACACCCTAGAAGACGCCGGTAACTGGCTACTTGGCCTGCTAGAAGACCTTATCGTGTGGGGGATAATGAAGCTGTTCGACTGGCTTATCGGCAAGCCACTGGAAGCGCTGCTAGATGGCCTGTTCGCAGGGATAGGGGACCTTGTAGAAGGGGGAATCGGGGGGATCTTTGACGGTATAGGCAGCTTCTTCCAGGGAGTATTCAAAGCCATCTATGACGTCATATCCGGTGTGCTGAACGCGATATGGGCTGTCATTCAGGGGATAGGGAACCTTCTCATGACAATAGTCCAGACCGTCTACAACATCATTGTAGGCGTCCTGCAGTCCATCTTTGGGGTCATGTCAGGCATATGGACTAGTCTTGTGGCTGCCTTCGGTCCCCTGGTGGCGACTATCCTTGTAGTTATCTCCGTACTTACGGCCTTGTCCCTGATCTTCCCGGAGTTCGGTAGAAGGCTATGGGAGCTACTGCAACAGATCGGGGAGTTCTTCTACAACATCCTCCGCGACTTCTGGACGCTACTGGTGAACGTAGTGTCGTTTATCGGTGAAGCCGTCAAGACGATAATCACCGGGATCGGCCAGTTTGCGC